TGAATTAGCTGTATAATATATATAAGAACTCATCATGTAGTAGGATACAAGTTGGTTTGTTGATAGTTGATTTATATTTGTCATAGGTATATTATACTATAGTTAAGTCTAAATGTCAAGAAAAGAATGATTCTAATGAAGCTCTTGGTTCTATAGACCATCCAATAGCATCTAGAATTGGTGTAATAGGATCAAGAAATGTCTTCTCAAACTGTAATGGATAATCAATATAATCTGACATATTCAATTCCTCTGGTAGATAATCAGGAAAGGATATAACATTCTCTTTAACAGGATTGGGTGTCTTTAGATATAGAAACTTAATCTTCTCACCATTCTTAATTAATGTATACTTCTTTCTTAACTTGTTTGTTATAACAGCATCATTATATATTAATGTACCACGAACATGAATAGGTGTTCCTTTGATATATAATCCACCATATTCCTTATATACATCAACCCATTTAGTTATATCAGTCACACCTCTAGGAAATGCTACTTCATGTGCAGGTCTTGAATAGAAGTATTCTTTGAACTGAGCTATTGCTTCTTGTACATCTACTTCCTCTTTGATTACTATTACTTTAAACAACTCCTTTAGAGCATCGCGACATATAGCAGGTGTAGAAGATTTAACCGCTTCAATACCCATAATCTTTAATTGAGGCTCATCATATTGTACACCCTCTGAGTTATGTACATTTAGGATATAACGTTTCTTTGCAGTCCATATACCAACATCAGCAATAACCTCACGGTCCATTACCATTTTGTTTTCATATGAATTCATGTTATCAGATAGAGTTTGATATGACTTAGCCATCATAGGGACAAACTGTTCTTCACACATCTTATCAATAAGACCTACTGCTCTATCCTTAGATATATTTAATTTAGATACTAATGGTTTAAAGTTAACATATAATGAATCAGTGTCAATAGCTATAACATAATCAACATCCTTAGTACCCACAATCTTATTCATGAAGTTATTAGTTGCTTTCTCTGCCCATCTAATACTTAACTGACCAGATAATGTAATACCTTCAGCTACTCTTAAATCATAGTATCTGAAATATCTATTACCAAGAGCGCCATATAATGAGTTCATAAGAATCTTAATGGCCATTTGCTGATTATTAAGATTAGATATCTTCTTTACTAGTCTAAATGATTTATCTTTCTGTGACTCCTGTTTAGCTTGAAGCATATCATTCTTGATAACCTTTCTCTCAGAATAAAGAGTATCAATAATAGATGGAATAACACCTCGTTTTTCTTTAGAATAGTGAGATCCATTAGCTGCAATTGCTGTATCTGTAGTACACCAGTCTATAGCTTTATTGTTTAAACAATAGTCTACATTAATACCAGGTGTCACTTCATTAAGTACAGTTTCTGGACTCATGTTATACTGCATAATAAGATGTGGGTATAGTGAATTTAAATCAAATGATACAACCCAATTATGTTTACCTACCATAGGTGCTTTGACATACCCACCAGGATACTCTGCTTTTGCATTAATTTCTTTAGGTGGTACAGCAATCTTCTGTTCGGTTAGTGTACGGTATATAAAAGTATCCCATATACCCGTTGTACCAAATGCTTCAGTATAGTTAACACCAGCTTTATATGCTATAGTCATACATAAAGTAATAAGACCCATCTTATCTTCTAATCGCTCAATCAACTCAACATCTTTAATATTGTAGTCAATGAACTTCTGGTAATCATTTTTATATAACGAATGAAGTGAACCATACTCCTCATATGATATCTTACGTTCATCCAACTCGACATGAGCTATATGATCTAACTTATAGGATTCTTGTTGTGAGTAGGTGAACTTCTTATATAAGTCTAGATAGTCAAGTTGTTGTATACCTACAATCTCATAGAACTGAGATGACTTACCCATTATAGTAACTTCTCTACGATCTACTAATCCCCATGGACTTAGTCGTTTAGAATAGGTTTCTGATAATACATTGTTTATACGATTAACTAGATATGGCATATCAAAGAACTTAGTATTCCAACCTGTTATAACATCAGGTATATGTCTAGGGGAAGACCAATGACCAATGAACTTACGAAGTAGATCTAGTTCATCTATACATTTAATATATTCTAATTTAAGTTCTGTATGAATAGAAGTTGATACGTCAAAATCACCAAGACCCCATACATAATAGGTATCATCTATAGAGGATTTGAGTGCTATTGATATAACTTCATGTGCGGCATATTCAGGCTCAGGGAAACCATCATCAGATGCAACCTCAATATCGATTGAAGTTACATTGATCTTATTCCTTGCAAATGGTATCTTACCTGAATATTTCTGTTGAATGAACTGAGCAATGTAGTTCGTATTACCATGTATCTTTAGATTCTTAACACCATCAGTAGTTTGAAGAAACTCTTTAGCTTCTCTCATAGTGTCAAATACTAATTCTTCTAGGGGTTCACCTTTAAGTGATTTCCATTTGGAGGCCTTTTCATTAGGTACAAATAGAGATGGTTTAAATTCTATCCGCTCTTTGATTGGATGACCCGAATCGTATCCTCTCAAGAGCAGTTTGTTGCCATAGCGTGATACAGATGTATAGAAATTTGTCAATTGGATTCACCTTTTTCATAATTATATATGTATTATACACTACTTTGACTAGAATGTCAAGTGATGATTTTAGTGCTTGGTGCGATAATAGATGGTGTGGGGGACATTATTTCATAATACTTATCTTTCATTTCCTGCACAGGATCAACAACAAACATAACAAACTCATCAAAGTTATTGATTATCAATTCATCTACAATTGCATAAGGCATGTATGGTGTAAACGAAATACCACCTTCACCTGTAGGAATGATAATTACAGGGTTATAAATTATTTGTGTTTCTGCTACAAACTCACACAACAGTTCTTCACCTGAATTTAGACGTACAATCTTAATCACAGCTTCTGTCGACATATTTTCTCCATTTTGTATATTAATATAAAAGGGGTAACAGCTGTTACCCCTCTAATAGTACTTTAACTATATATTATCCTAACAGTAGTTCTTCAGCTGTTGTGGAATCACCATCTCTATTAATAGGAATTCTTTTAGGTTTCATTGCATCAGGTAATTCCTGCATCAATTCAATATAAAGAATACCATCAATTAGACTGGCCCTTGACACTACTGTGTATTCGGATAGTTTAAACTCTCTACGAAACTTACGAGAGGAGATACCCTTATGGATATACTCAACATTCTTTTTAGTTTCATTAGAGTTGCCGACAATGGATAGAGTACCATCTTTTACTTCAATATCAAGCATAGGTAAAGAAAAGCCTGCAACTGCAAGTTCGACAATTGTTTTGTCTTCATTTACCTTAGTGATATTATACGGTGGATATCCAGAATCAGTTTGCTGACCTAAACGTTCAAGATCATTGAACATTTGATCGAAACCGATATACATAGGGGATCTTGGAAAGTTAATTGTTTTCATAGTTTTTGCCTCCTTAGAGCACATTGTTTATATTCCCTGACAATCAGGCGAATACATTATTAACAATATAGAACATTAACGAATTATCGTCTAACGTTACCTATATTGTACTTAGGTGATAGAGTCCATTTCTTCTTTTCAGAAAAAGGTATAATCTTTATCTGTTTAAGAGGAGCTCTATCTTGAGAAAGGGATTCGTCTAGTATAGAGACTAAACCCCAATCTGATAACAATGTAGAAATGGTATTCCTACGTTGTACATCATTCATTAGTAGATTATTTGGTTTGCCATCAAGAATGAATAATTCTTTAAAATGCACAATAAAATATCTACCTTGTTTATGTAATATATGACAAGACTGGCTTAGTATATTACCCTTCGAAGGGTTAGATGGTATACCAATCCTTGTTAGTGTTTCTTTGACTTTCAAGAAGTCATCTGGTTCGTTTAAACGGACTTCCAACATAATCTCTGGTGTCCATTCCACGATTTCATTATTTTCTAATTCCACCTTTGCTCACCGTTTCCTTTATTCTTATTATTTCATCATCACCTAACATAGGTAATACTGCTTTTGCCTTCTCTTCAGAATATTTATAGTATTCCATTATAGCAGTTATTACATCTGAATTATCAGGTTTAGCCCATTTAGAAAACCTTTTACGCTTTCTAATTGTATTTATAAGGAAATCGAATTGTAAACGAGAGTCGATATGGTGGTTGATATTCATCTCATTTGCTAACATAACAGTATCTTCAAAGTATGATAATGACCTATTGATAACAAAAGGTTCATATACCTTCTCTGTTACATCATCAATCATAATGTCTTTCTTAGTAAAGTTGATTGAACTCACATAGTCAAAGAGTTTCATTTGAACTCAACCGTACTCATTACCTCAGTAAGACAAGCAACCATATTCAACTCTTTATCTGCAACCCAAGCATCTTTGAATTGATACTCAGCTAAGATAAGAATAGCAGCTGGTATAGTTTGTGGCTTAATATAATCAGACATTGTATTATATAACTTACGGATGATTACAGGTGTGTCTTGATCTATATTATTAACAACCCATTTACGCATCTGTGAGAAGTCTTTTACTTTAAGATACTTCATTAGATCTGAGATATCCACATCACCAACTTCAGTTAAGATACCCGCATCAATAGTGTCAGACCCAGAGATAGCATACTTTTGTAGTTCATTTAAAGTTCTACGAAAATCAGGGAAGAACTTTTGTGTTACAGAAATCAAAGCCTTCTCATCATATGTTACGGATTCATCAGCTAAGATATCTTTAATCCTATTAAAGAATCCAGAAGCAATTGCTGGTTTCTGACTTTTAGGAATAGTAAAGTCAATATTAGAACATCTTGAATGGATAGGTTCAATGATTCTGTTCTTGAAGTTACCTGTTAAGATAAACCTACAATTATCAGAGAACTCTTCAATATAGAAACGAAGTGCAGGTTGTACTGATTGTGGATTAAGATAATCAGCCTCATCAAGGATAACAACTTTATGTCCACCTGCAAGGGATACAGAAGATGCGAATTGCCTAATCTTACCTCTTAAATCATCAATCCTACGCCCTTCATCAGATCCATTAATTACAATGTAATCAAGACCCATTTCTTCACAAAGCGCTTTAGCAACTGTAGTTTTACCAACACCAGCAGAACCAGTGAACAACATATTAGGAAGTTCACCAGTCTGGACGATATTAGTAAATACAGATTTTAATGATTCAGGTAGAATTGTATCACTTATCTTCTGTGGTCTGTATTTCTCACACCACAGAAATTCATTATCATTACTCATTATATATTCACCTATTGTTTAATTATATACTATTATACTACAACTGCTGTTGGTTGTCAAGTGTTATTTTGTAACAATCTTTGCAATTATATCTTCAAACTCTTCTACCTTTTCAGTTCTATTGGGCCAGTAAATGTAATCCTTCTCAGGGTTTGCTTTTAAGTTGCTTAGTAACGGAAGAATAGCATTATATAGAGCATTCAACTTTTCTTCCGTTTCATGAGCAGCATCACCAGAGGTTTTGACAGATGACTTGAGTTCCCTTACAGAGTCAAGTTCATCTTCATTTACCGCAGTAAAGCCAAAATCAAACATTACGGAGCGGCAGGTGCTGCAGGTGCTTCACCTTCAGGTGGTTGCTGTGGTGTGTTCGCTTGTAAGAAATTCGCTAGTTGTCCACGAAGTGCTCCTACTTCTGCTAGTTCAGGTCCTTTAAATGCTCCTCTTTCGGAACAAATATCAATTACTTTTACAGCACCTGCAATTTCATTTAAACTCAATTGTACTACTGGTGCTTCTGGTTCTGTTGTTGCTACTGTTTCTTCAGCCATTTTATTTCCTATTTGTTAAATGTAGATGATTTCTCAAGGGCAACCCAATATTTAGATTCTGTATTCTTAATCGCGAACTCGCCAATTAGTTTACTTGAAATCCGAACATCTAGGTCTCCAGAGATGAATTTAAAATTAGAGATCTGAAATACAAATCTAAAATCCTTTTCTGGACATTTACTTGGACTAACTCTAATTGAATACGAGTTAGACGTTTTATCCTCAATATCTTTGACAGATAAAACTAATTCCCCATTATCTGGTGTAACAACAAGTGTATCCGATCGAAACGTCGATGCCGCACGTTTGATATTATTTATATCTGTTTCTTCTAGTTCAAACTCTAGTTCACACTCAGGCATATCAATAGGCTTGGATGGTGATACTAGAATCTCAGGTTTAGAAAAGAAATACTTAATCGATTGTGTTTTGTCTTCACTTCTAATGATAACCGACTTATTCCCATCTTCATATAAGAATTCTGGATTGTCGATCATATCAATAGCATTAATGAACTCATTAAGATCATAGATGCCAAAGTCTGCTGGAAATGTAGTATCTACTGTACTAGAAGCCATGATGTTCTTAGCACCAGATACCGTTTCTAACACATTTCCCTGTTTGATTACGATATTTGGATTAATCGTAGCATAGTTATTTAATACATTCAATGTACTTTCAGTTAATTTCATTACAAATCCTCACGTTATTATTTATGTTTACTTCCCACTATTATACACTATTTATACGGTAAAGTCAAATGATTTTTGAGAAATTACCGGTCTTCTTAAACTCCATCTTACTTCTAAACTTGTTTTCTAATATCTCTCCTTTATGACTAATAACAAACAGATTACAATCAGACATTGTAATAAGAATCTTAATAAGGTTTTCAATACCATCTGGATCTAATGATGAATCAAACGTTTCATCTAATATCAAAAGATTAGTAGACATTGAGTTCTTTACTCTAGCTACTTCACGCCATGTAAACAATATAGCTAAATCTATCTTCATCTTCTCACCTTCAGAAAATGAATCATACGAAAAAATATCTCTATGCCTACTCTTAATAGTTTCTGAGAATGATTCATCTAAGTAAAACGATACATAGAAGTCCATTATTTGTAAATAATGGTTAATCATTTGGTTAATCATTGGTAGGTATTGTTTAATGATCTGTGTCTTAATACCAGTATCCTTTAACACTTCATATATTACTGAGTTATAGTTATTCTTCTCACCAAGATCTACACGATTCTTCATACATATCTGGAGTGAATCATTTAATATATTAAGTTCTTTATTAGCCCTAGACAAAGATGCATCAGATGTGTCATTACCATCTGTGTTCTGTAAATCAAATATATCAGAGATTAATGTATCTTTAGCTGATCTATATGATTCTAATATACCATTATTTAGATTCACTTTAGCATGTCTATCATGTAACTTCTGTAGCTCAGACTCAACTCCTATATATTTTTCATTTGAATCCATCAGTGCTACCTTACATTGTGTAAGACCTTCTTGTAACTCTATAGCCTTAGCCTTAGATATGGATAACTGTGACTCTTTGAATATAGTATCTATGTCTTGTTTACAAGTAGGGCAGTCATCATTTTCTTCATAGAATTTAGACTCTTTAACAACACGCTTAATACCGTTCTGTATACCAACATCATACTTTCTAAGCTCATCGTTTTCTTGCCCAATAGCACTTAATTGTTTTGATAACTCTATTATACTACAATCCAGTCCATTTGTCAAGTTTTTATTTTCAGATTCAAGTGTTGTGATCTTTGAATTAAGTAATTCCACCTCTTTAGACTTCTTATGTATATGTGAATCATTTAGAACTTGAATTTCACGGATATGCCTTTTTTGCATATCTATTGATGTAGTAGTGGTGGAGATAGTAATATCAACATCTTTCAGTTCTTCTTTGATTTTAGATATATCAGCTTTAAGTAAGTTATTCATTACACCAAATACCTGTATATCTAACACATCTTCTATAACATCTCTACGTGATGACGTATTAAGTTGCATAAAAGGTACAAATGATGAAGCACCTAATACTACTATCTGATGAAATGATTTATGATTGAGTTTTAATATATTTTGTTCTAAATAGGATTGATAATCCCTAACAGTAGATGATTGATCTATCATATTATTATCTATGTATATCTCAAACTTATTAGGTTTTAATCCTCTTACTATAATATAACTATGTGATCCTATAGAAAACTCAACAGATACCTCACATGCCTTTTGGTTAATAGTATTAATTAACTGTGCTTTCTTAATAGATCTATGCGGTTTACCAAATAGTGCAAACGATAAGGCATCAATCATTGTTGATTTACCTGATCCATTATGACCTACTATTAATGTAGATGGAGATCTATCAAGTTGTACTGTAGTTGTATCATTACCAGTAGATAGGAAATTAGTCCATTTCAATGTATGGAATGTTATCATATTATTGTATCTCCAATGATTGAGCATTAGTGTATAGTTTATGTACTATATTCTTAACTCTTTCTTTATCTAATTGTGTATCTAAGGCATCTATATAGGAGTTTAGTAAATCCCCTGTATCTGTTATATTAGAAGCTATTGTTGTATTCTCTATATCAGATACAAAGATTTCTGATATTTTAAGATCATGCACACCTATATCTGTTATCTTATCAATAAAGACATCGAATAGAAAAGGGTCTGTTTTGTTCTTAACAAACACCTTAATAAACTTATTCTTATAACTGACAACTGAGTGAGTAGTATAATCTGTTACTTCATCATCATAGTAAATGATTTCAAACATCCGAATTGGATTTAATACCTTCTCAATTACTCTGGTTTCTGTATCAAGTACATGGAAATACTTCTTATCATTATGATCATTCCATGTAAACTCTACTTGCGAACCAAGATAACGTATATTACCTTGCTCAGATGCTATATGGAAATGACCCGATAATACTTGATCAAACTTACTTAAAGCCTTAGGTGCTAAGAATCCATGATGCTGATGCATAATACCACGTGATACTTCAAACCCTTGTAATTCTAAATGAGCCCCAAGAATAGGAGCAGATGTTGTAGAGATAAAGTCTTTAACTTTTTGTTGATTCTCAGAAGTAATCCACGGAATAAGAGCTACAGATAAACCATCATAATCAATTTCAACAGGATCCATGTGTATCTTTACATTATTAGTATAATACCCTAATAGTTCTTTAAGAGCACAAAGATTATTAGTATTTTTATGATATACATCATGGTTACCTGGTATGATGTTCATATACATATTCCTTTCAACCAACGGTTTTAGGAACATATTTCTATTCTCATTAAGAGCTTTAAAGTTTACATTCTTTCTTGACTCATAGTAATCACCAAGATGTAGTACCTGAGAGATGTTGTGTTTGTCACAGTAAGGGAAGAAGACTTCTTCATAAAATCGACGCTGATACTCTATAAATATTCCCGAGGAATTACGAGCACCAGCGTGTGTATCATTCAATATAGCTACTTTCATTATATACCTAGTCTTTTATATAAAATTGTTCTAAACCTTTTAACCTTTTAAAGTTGTGGCGTATTTTCTTTATGGCTGTTTTCTTTGCACGATCAATTGTTGATATTTTATCTTTAAGATGTTCAATAGTATCATTAACAGATACATACTCAGTGGGACGATTTATACCTGCTTCTCCATAATGTAAAAAGTTCTCATGATCTGCTTTTAATGTAAATTCATTCTTAATATCAACTTGTTTGTTTTCCTTTTGTATCCTACGCACAAAAGCATAGAAACATATCTGAGTAAAGTAAGAGAACGCATTAGGTAAACCCGTTCGTGTAGTATAATCATATCTGTAGTTATTAATTGCCCTTAAACAATTCTCTACAGCATCCATAACCATTTCATCACGGTAAGTATATCTTGCAAAATTAGACCTATTAGACAGTTTATTAGCAATAGCCATAAAGGAAGTTGCAATATAATCTGTTACAATAGGTACAGGTAGGGAGTTTTCTTTAGCATCGTTACATTCATTAACATAATCGACTACTGCTTGTGAAAATTCTTTATTGTTTAAATAATGATTTGGTTGTTTTTGTTCAGTAGTCATAACATATCTCTTTTTATTAGTATTATATACATTATACACTAATTTAGTTATAATGTCAAGTAAAAATAAACCTTGACAAATACTTTAAAGTGTGTTATAATATTAATACGCCCTGTCGGAAAGGGGAATACTATATATTAATGTAAAGTAGACGTATTTGTATAGTAGTGTGCATCATCATCAATTACTTCTTCCTCTTCAACCTCCTCTTCAACTTCAGTAGTCAATCGTTCTATCATTTTAATGTATTCGAACTTAAAGTGGGGAGTACATGCAAAAGAACATATAATATGATTCTTATTAATATTTAGTATATGATTATCATCACACATATGAAGGTAGAGAGCCCATTCAGCTGTATTACCAGATCTAATAATCTCAAAGGGTGTTTCAACAGAAAGTATATATTCTGTTTCTTCTACTATATAACCTACAAGAGATATACCAGTAGTTAGTTGTATTTGTCTTATATCGGGTAATGCAGTCATATATTAACCTCGTAGATATCGTAATCGAATTGTTCTTTAGAGTATATTTTAATACGTTCACCTGAATGAAGTAAAGTATAATTCTGATGTTTTCTATAATGTAAATCATCAGCTATATCAAATACCTCAGTACCTTGTCCTGTTTCAGACTTCCTAAGTCCTCTACCAATAGACTGGAGAACTTTAATCTGTGATTTAGAAGGTGATGCGAATATAATATTATGTAGATTCTTAATGTTAATACCAGTAGAGAATGTACCTAAAGAAGCTATAATAATAGCATCATTCTCTTTTTCAGTTAGTTGACGTATACGTTCTCTATCATCTGTAGGAGTTGAACCAGATACAAAGAATACTTTTCTATTATCAGATGATTTCTCTGATATCATCTTATATAATGGTTCTCCATGCTTCTTAACTAGATTGAATAGTACTAATGTATTACCATCTTGATCGAGTGTAAGGTTTTTAATGAAGTTATTACGTTCTTTATTAGATACAATAAAGTCTATTTCTTCTTGATATGTTGCCTTTTTTAGTTCTTTACAAACTATTTCTGGATACTTTAATAAAAGAATGTTAATAGACATCTGAGCTAACGTACCAGAATCCATCAATTCTTTTGTAGTTGTTACTTTATATATAGGCCCAAAATGTCCTTCTAATATAAGTTTATGACAATCAGAATCTTGATCAGGTATAGTACCTGTTGTACCTATACGAAAGTCAGCATCTCTTAATTTAGACATAATGGATGTTAATGATTTTGCCTTAAACGTATGTGCTTCATCTCCTACAACCATACCATAAGGTTTAAACCAATTACTCGGCATTTTGTAGATAGATTGCCAAGTAGTAATTACTACTCTTTTATCTGTATTACGTTCTTTACCTGAATAGATTCTATGTGTGTATTCTTCAGTACACCATTCTTCATCATATTTAGAATAATCATCAAAGTCTGTATACATTTGTTCAACTAATGATGTAGTAGGAACAACTAATAGAATAGATTTATCATAATTATCTAAGTACCATCTAATTACACAATAGATAATTAATGATTTACCAGATGCCGTTGGGGATAACAGTAATGCACTCTTGTTATGTATAGCATGCAAAATCCCTTTAACCTGGTATTCTCTTGGCTCTATTCTGACCCCTTTAGATGTTAGATTCAACCCTTTTATGAATTTAACTAGTTGGTATACATCCAAGTCAACTTTAGTATTAATAGATCCGTATGTTGAGCAATGTTCAAGTTCTATATTGTAACCACGGACATCGGCAAATTCTTTAACATAATCATATACACCAGCAGGTATTTCTTTTCTCATTGTGTCATAAAGTCGGAATTTACCATCCCAATATTTATTTTTAAAGGAGGGCATGAATTTGTAACCAGGTACAAACCATTCAAAATGAGATGACAACTCCATGTCAATTGATGGTTCAGTTGAGATTGCAAGCATTGCATGATTCTTTTTACGAATCTTTATTGTGTCCATTTATGATCCACTCATGAATTTGCGCCATTCTATAATATTCTTAATATTAGTAGAACGGAATCTAATATGACCTATTATTTCTTCAAGTGTCTCTTTAGTGATTTTAGCTAAGTCAATCTTGGATGATAATTCTTGTAGATCCCCGTCAGCTTTAAAATAATACTCTAAATCTGATTTAAGTATTTTAAGACCATTAAGAGGATCCGGACTCCATCCAAGTTGTTGTACTCTATCGGTATCCATTTTCCCTGTATAATATAACCATTTATCTTTATAGATTATATCTAATTGTGATTCAAAATACTTCAATTCTAGTTTAGTTTTAGTAAGCATTTCAAGATATTTGGCATGCAGTGAGGCGGATTGTATTGAAGCATCATCTAATGCTATCTGATCAATCTGTACATCCACTTCCCATTCTTTAAGTATATCTTCAATATTATAAATTACAATTCTCCTTTGTTTATCTATATTATACTACATCTTCTATAGAATGTCAAGGTTTATTCTAGGATCATATCCGTGAATTCGAATGTAATATTAGATGTTATGTAATCTACTGATTCATTAATAGAAGTAAATTCTAAAGATCCTATTGATACAGGAAAGGCATTAGTGAATCTTATTTGTTTAACTGAATTATTTTTAGAGCTCATAATAATTAATGTAATATCACTTGATTTCTCTAAAGGTGAGATATCATCAGTAAATACTATATCTTGAATCCAATCATATATCTCTTTATAGTTCTCTAAGTTCTCATCAATGATTGTAGTAATATCTAATGTAGTAAAATGAAGTTTATTGGAGTATAATCTAATATCTCTAGTTGGTGTTGAATACATAGGATTCTCACCTTCAATAGAAATAGAAGGCACAATCACACCAGTACAAAAGTATTCTATATTGGGTATCTTACCTACAACTAACTTATAGTTAAGAGGGGAAAGGAAATTAACATTTGTTGTTTTTTGATCACTCATCTTGATATTACCTATTCTAGTATTAGTACTATTTATAAGATAAAAAAAAAGGACTCCGAAGAGTCCTTTTCTAATTAGTTGGTTAAACTAATTCTTACTGAATACCAGCAACTGCGAAGTTACGGAAGTAAGCATTGCTGTTAGCAGCAATAGAAGTGTAAGGATTTGCAACCATACCGTAGCGAGTTTTGAAACCGATACGAGGTTGGAAGTCATCAGCACCAATGGTTTTAACCATAGTTAAAGGAACGTATGGGCAGTAGAACAAACCTGCGTCATATGCATTAGTACCTTTATAACCAACAGTTACATAGTCAGAAGCAGCGTATG